TAAGATCATTGATTGTTTCCATAGTTTTTCTGATCCGCTTGATCGTGTCAGGGTCACTACAACGCTCAATAAGGCCGAAGATGCGGTTGTTTTGCAGACCTTAACAAAGATACCTCTTGCCCATGAAATGCCCTTAGAAAGGTTTTTGAACACTCCTACGGAGGCATTGAAAGCAATTGCTAAAGGTCTCTATAAAGAAATAAGGGTTGTAGGATAATGGAAGAAAGCAAAAAGTCTCGCTTTAGATATATTCCTAGAAAAGAAACCGGGAGAAAATCTGAGAGGAATCCAAACGTTGTTGATGCAATGGGTGATTTCAAACCCACTCCTCGCAATCCTGAAGAGTATGACACCGATAGAAGATTTTATCCGAATACATCGCCTGCTATTAGAGCGCGAATGTCTGGCAGAGTCGTGTCTCCAGAAAATAAAGGACAAACGGCAATTGACAGTGATGGTAATCCCGTAAGCGGAAATAAATCTGTTAATGGGAAAAAATCGCGCTTTAGATATATTCCAAGAAGTGATGATGGCACCCCAGAAATGAGGGATGGCGGATCATTGAGGATGGTAGAAAAAGATGGGGAAATGGTGCCGTTTTATGCTGCGGATGGAATAGGCAAGATGAAGGGTGGCGGCTCTGTTAAAGATAAGGCAAAACGGCGCGGATATGGCGCAGCTAGACAGCCTAAGTAAATTTGACATTGAAGAGTCCATTCGTCAGGAAGTAAGAGAATGGTCTCGTCAAACGTTGGAGTCGCCAAGTAAAGAGTTAGGCGGCATGTCTGCGTGTCCCTACGCCAAAAAGACTTGGGACGCTCATCAAGTTCTTATGACGTTTAAACGCACTACATCATTTTTAGATGTGTTTGAGTCACTTGAAAGCTACGATGATAGGTATCGCATACACATCGTAGTTGATTTGGAGTATGAGGAGAGTGCAGAAGAGTTCCATGATCGGGTAGAGGCTTTGAACTACGCGATTAGTAACGGAGTTTTTGGGGATCGGGATCTTTGGATTATGGGATCACACCCTGATGACGACGCAAATGAAGCCATTGAGTCAAATGTTTTTGAACAGCTTAATGAGATTTCGTATGCAATGTTGTACATACAGCGGCTAGAAGACTTACAAAACGCAGTACATAGACTTAAAAAAACAGATTATTACTCGTTTGTTTTTGGAGATGATGAGCCGCCGCATGTATTTCAATTAAGAGAGTCATTCTATAACGAGCTGATAGAGGCATAACATGCGTAAAAAGACGATGAAGAAGGCCGGTGTAAAGAAAAAATCACCTACAAAAGCAATGGGTGGCACCATGAAAAAGGCTGGCGTGATGAAAAAGCGTCCACCCGGAATGAAAGGCGGCACTGCTAAGAAAGCTGGTGTGATGAAAAAACGTCCAGCAACAATGCGTGGTGGCAGTAAAAAAACGCCTCGACCCATGAAGCGCGGGAAAATGGTTAAGTAGATGTCTACTTACACATTCGATCTTGATTTAGGTGATGCAGTAGAAGAAGCGTTTGAGCGAGCAGGCTCTGAGCTAAAAACTGGCTACGATTACCGAACCGCTCGTAGAAGCATGAATTTAATGTTTTTAGAGTGGCAGAATCGTGGGTTGAATTTGTGGACGATTAAAAGCGGGTCTCAGTCGTTAACGGCTGGGACATCCCGCTATTCATTAGATGGCAAGATACTGGATATTGTTGAGGCGTTTATACGCACTAATAGTGGCAGTACAGCCCGTCAGGTAGACCAAAACCTTACCCGAATATCTGTGAAGCAGTATTCACATCTTACCAATAAGTTAACTCAATCTAAGCCACTCCAGTTTTGGCTTGAGAAATCAGACACTGTGTCGTCAGTAAATCTGTGGCCTGTGCCAGACTCAACAGAGCCGTATGTGTTGGAGTTTTATTATATAGAGCGTATAGCAGATGCAGGATCTGTTGGGTCAGACAATCCAGAAGTACCATCTAGATTTTTGCCATGCCTTGTTGCTGGTCTTGCTTATCATATTGCATTGAAAAAGCCTGAGTTGCAGGATCGTATTGGGCTTCTCAAGCAGCTTTATGATGAGCAGTGGCAACAAGCTGTAGATGCTGATCGCGGCAAAGAGTCTTTATTCTTTGTACCGGGAGGATATAGATATTGAGTGTTTACGCTAGAGGCAAACATGCCTTCGGGTTTTGTGATGTAACAGGGTTTCGATACGCCCTTAGAGATCTTGTACCTCTTATTAGGGATGGTCGGGATACGGGGTTTCGTGTTGGTTTTGATGTCTTGGATAAAGACAACCCGCAATACGAATTAGGTCGCATGAAAATGTCTGACCCGCAGGCATTAAGAAATCCTAGACCAGACACTGCGCTAGAAGAAAGCAGGATTCTTGGCGCATTTGATCCAGTGGGTGGCGGTATTACTGAGCTTGGATCAAGAACCGTTGGCTTAGACATTACTGGCGAAATAGGCCGAGTAACAGTGGTGACAAGCTAATGGCATGGACATTTACAACACTTACGCAAGCAATCAAAGATTATACAGAGAATGATGAAACAACATTCTCTAATAACATTGCTTTGTTTATAACAACAACTGAGCAGTTAATACTTAGAACAATTCAGTTACCAGACTTCAGAAAGAATGTTACTGGTACACTGACATCAGGCAATCAGTATCTTACTGTCCCATCAGACTTTTTATATCCATACTCACTAGCGTATGACAATTCTGGATATAACTTCTTGATTTTTAAGGACGTTAACTTTATTCGAGAGCTATATCCTGTCGCTTCAACTACCGCTGCGCCAAAGTATTATGCTCAGTTTGACGAATCATCGTTCATAGTTGGGCCTACTCCTAACTCTAGTTACACCGTAGAGCTTCATTATTTTTATGAACCAGAGTCAATTACTGTTTCGTCAGATGGTACAAGCTGGCTGGGTACGAATGCAGACAATGCGTTGCTGTATGGTGCTTTGATGCAAGCATACATATTTATGAAGGGTGAGCCAGATCTGATCCAACTGTATCAACAGCAGTTTGAAACGGCGCTAGGCCAACTGAAGATGGAAGGTGATGGTTACAATCGTACTGATGCATATCGCACAGGTCAAAAGGCTCTCAAAACAACGTGATGGATGATGCAGTACAAATACAGCTAGGCGCTTTTGAAGTATCGACTACTCAAGATAAAGGGCATGACATTGAGTTTTGGGCAAAGACAGCAACAGATAGGATTGTAAATATTGGTGGCAATGCTCACCCCATTATCGCGCAGCAAGCAGAAGCGTTTAAACAGTCTGTTTTTCAAACAATAGTGTATTATATGCAGCAGTCTGCATTAAGCGAAAAAGCAACACTTGCTGGAGAAATGGAAAAACAAGGCCATAGTGATATGGCTAAAATTATTAGGAGTCTGTAATGGCAATATCAACAGCAATGTGTACTTCGTTCAAGCAAGAGCTATTGGTTGGTACCCATAACTTTACTGCTACTAGCGGCAACTCATTCAAACTTGCGCTATACACATCTAGTGCTACTTTGGGCGCAAGCACTACTGCTTACACTACAAGTAACGAAGTATCTGGTACAGGTTACACTGCCGCAGGTGCTGCGCTTACAAATGTCACGCCAACGACTTCAGGTACAACTGCATTTGCAGATTTTGCCGATCTTACGTTTAGTTCGAGCACTATTACGGCAAATGGCGCATTGATATACAACGACACTCAATCAGATAAAGCGGTATGCGCTTTAGCATTTGGTGGAGATAAAACATCTACTGCTGGAGACTTTACGATTCAGTTTCCAACTGCTGATGCATCAAACGCTATCATCCGAATTGCATAGTAAATGGCAATTGTTAATGGCTGGGGTAGAGGCACTTGGGGCCAAGGTGCATGGAATGAAGCAATACCTGTTGAGGTTACAGGCGTTGTTGGTACAGGTGCCGTTACCACAGTCACGGTTAGTGCGGACGCAAATGTTTCTGTCACAGGTGTTTCTGGAACAGGGGCAATCGGGTCGGTCACAATTATCGAGGGCACAGGCGTTTCGTTCTCGGTTACTGGCGTTAGTGCAACAGGATCTATCGGAACGGTTGTTGCTACCGGCGGTGCGAATGTTGCTGTTACTGGCAATGCTGCTACTGGAGCAATTGGCTCGGTTACGGTCGTGGGTGTTGCTAATGTATCGCTCACTGGTGTTCAAGGTGACGGGGCTATTGGAGGTGTTACGCCTTCAGCCGATGCAAATGTTTCTGTTACAGGCGTTAACGCGACAGGTGAGATTGGTACAATTAATTTATGGAGCCTTGTTGATTCGAGTCAAACGGTTACTTACTCGATTATTTCAACAAGCCAAACGCCAAGTTGGTCAGATATTTCTACAAGTCAAACACCAGCTTGGGAAGAGGTAGCCTAATGGTTCAGAAGGTTAAAAAAGTAATTAAGGGATTAGAGAAAGCCTCTAAGACACACAAGAAGCAAGCTGAAACGCTCAAGAAGCATGTGGCATCTATGAAGAAGCCAAAGCCTAAGACGAAAAGTCGGAGAAGATAAATGGCAACGTATGTTAACGATCTGCGCCTAAAAGAGATTGCCACTGGTGATGAGGCAGGTACATGGGGCACCAGTACAAATACTAACCTCGAATTAATTGCAGAGGCATTTAGTTTTGGTACGGAAGCTATTACGACTAATGCTGATACTCATACTACTACTATCGCTGATGGTTCTACTGATCCGGGCCGCAGTCTCTTCCTCAAATATACTGGCACTCTTGATAGCACTTGCACCATCACTATAGGGCCAAACACGGTCAGCAAGCTGTGGTTTATTGAAAACGCAACGAGCGGATCACAGAGCATTATCATTAAGCAAGGCTCTGGTGCCACGGTCACCATACTGAATGGTCAGACCAAAGCGATCTACAGCGATGGCGCAGGCTCTGGTGGCGCGATGGTGGATGCTTTTACAGATCTTTCTGTCCCGAGCATATCTACAAGCACCGCAGGCACATCCAATGTTCGAGTAGGTGTCAACGCAGGTAACAGCATTACTTCTGGTGGCAACTACAACGTGGTTGTGGGCGATGAAGCTGGTACGGCTTTGACTACGGGTGATAACAACGTAGCCGTTGGATACGCAGCATTAGATGCAGAAGACACTGGTACAGATTCCGTTGCCATTGGATATAACGCCCTAACCGCACAAAATAACGATGCAGCAAATTATAATGTTGCAGTGGGGTCTAGTGCAGGAGCGGCGGTTAG